AGTTTGTCAATACGTTTTTTAACGTTATCACTTATTTCATCTAGCTCGCTTTTTTGCTCACTTTGTTCTGCAACTGTTTCAACAGATTGTTCTGTTTCTTCTTGTTGCGTTTCTTCATCTTCTGGTAATACCAGTTCGATATCTTCAGCTGTGTTTGTGTTATCTTGCATAATTTCTCCTGTTAATTATGATATTATAGCTTCGGGGTCATCAACGACTGCCAATATTTCGTCATCGTTTAAAAGTCGCATATCACCACCTTCTATTTGAAAACGAGCACCTGCATATCTGCCGAATATAACCCAATCACCTTTTTTACACCAAGGACCCTCTGGAAACTTAATAGTGTCCGCATAAGCGTCTGGACCTAAAGCAACTACATGACCTACAACTGTTGACAATCTTTCTTTATCGATAGTTTGTCTAGCAAGTTGTATACCACCTTTAGTTGTAGTAGGCAGTGTAAAAGGTAAAATTAAGATACGATACCCCGTTGGACGTGGTAACTTATCTGCATGAGATTCGTAGTTATCTGGAGTTATAAGGTTTTCTTGAGAGTCTAATTCTCTAACTTTACCTTTACTACCAAAGTTTTCTACTGTGTTTGGAATAACCTTGTTATTCATTGTGCATCCTCCATATTAGAATGAATTGTTTGAATTTCCTGTTCAGCAAAACTCAAACCGTTTATTTCGCCTACAATCCGTTGGTATTGTTCAAAATTTTCAATACTTCCAGATGCAAGCGTTTGCGTGAGAGAATTAATTCTTTCACGATATTTTTGGAGCAAATGCTCCATAAGTCTTATATGGTCCACTATTTAATATAGTTATACCAAAGTAAGCCTTTTGTCTGACCATAAGCAGCTTTTACTTTAGATTCTTTACCGATAACTTTACCGTCAGAATCTGTATTAAGTTCACCTGCTTTCACAACTTCAGACTTAGTTGTGTCCTCCATCGAAGGCACAGACATTTTTTGTTTAGCACCTTGCGATTTTGGAGATGGATAATCACCTTTATTGTAATTACTCATTTTCTTCTCCTAAATTAGTTCGTGTTTCACGAACAGTTTTTAAAACTTCATTTAAATTTTTAATTTCATCGTTCTGCATTTTCGCTTGTAATTCTTCTAAATCTATTGCAGCTTTTATTTGTGCTGCTTCTCTTTGTGCATTAATACGTTGCATATCTATTTCTTTATCACGTAAATCTTCTTGTTCTTTTTGTGCTAATTGTTCTTTTTCTAATTGTAGTTGTTCTTGGAACATTTGCATTTGTGGGTTTTGTTGTGCCATGGCTTGTGCTTGTGCCATTGCTTGTGCTTGACCTGTAACTTGTTGCGTTGCTTGTGCTGCCATCATAGCTATTTCGTTCATAAGTTCTGGCGGCATTTGACCGTCTTCCATAGGAGGTAACGGTTGACCCATTGCTTGTTCTATTTGTTGTCTATATAAAATAGCCTGACGTTCTTGAATATTAGCACCAATACTTTGACTAGCTATTGGGTTTTGTTGAATCATAGGGTTTTGTAAAAATGCACTATGGGCTGCAATATAAGCTTCTTGATTTTGGAAATCGTATGCTTTTATAGGCTCGCCTTTCATGGAAGCTTGTTGTTCTGATATAGGGTCTCGGGGCGGTATTTCCTCATCAGGTGGTAATATTGCATCTATATCTTTTACGTTTAAAGCTATATACATTTTACGATAAGCTTCTTTTAAATCATGTAAATCTGGAGCAGATTGTGCCATTTGTAATTGTGTTTGTGCTAACGTAATACGTTGTGTCATACTAAAAATATTAGGGTCGCTAACAGGAATTACATCTACACTATTATCAAAATCTTCTTTAAATACGTTTTGGTTATTACCTTGTACTTGATAAGGATACTCAGGTGGTAAAAATTCACCGAAAACTCTTTTTAATATTTTAAATTCGTTACGTTGTGCATAATGTAAACGTTTATGTATCGCTGACATAATACGTTGACCTTTTTCTAATAATGCTACAGTTGTACCTACAGGTGCTTCGCTATTACCGTCGCCTGTTGGATTTTCTACAGTAGCCGCAAATCTTTTACCTGCGTCAACTAAAGCACCTAATAAAGTTCCTAATGTACCGCTTGGCTCTTTATACGGTAATGGTAAAAATGCATCTTGTAATCTACCACCAGGAGCATCAACATCTCTCCACTCTCCAGGTTGTAGTGGGTCATCATGTCTTTGTATATTTAAACCTCTTGATTTAAAACCAGCAGGTAAATTACTTAATGTTCCTGCATCAATAAGTTGTCTCAATATTGCAGTTACTGATTTAGTTAAACCACCCATCATATGTATTAAACCAAAACCATAAAACCCTAATCCAGGAAGGAACTTGTAATGAGTAAAATATTCTATCTTTTTACGCATAGGGTCGTTTTCGTTATAGTTAGGTCTAATCGCTAAAATTTTATTATTATCTTTACAAATAGTCACAATATACGGTAATGCTAATCCTGTTTCTTCACCATTAGCGTCTTTATCTTCAAAACCCTCTAAATCTAAATTAACGTGCATTTCTAACAACGTATATTCTTCATCGTTAGCTGTTCTACTTAAACCTTGTAATTCATCCATTTTAGAATCAACATCAGTCTCATCGTAGCCACCTTCAGGGTCCATCATATCCATATCTTTATATAAACCCGATATTTGTAATTTTTTCAGGTCGTTTGGCGACATATGTATAACGTGTGTAATTCTTGGCGAAGTTAATAAGTCTACGGCGTAATAAGGTACGACTAAATCTTCAGATTTTACAAATCTTGCTACTGCACGCCCAACAGCAGGGTCATAATAAACTTTTTTAAATGCAGAACCTGCTAACGGAAGATAAAATAATAATTGGTCCATTTCTGGGTCGTATTCTTCCATTTTATAAGTAATTTGATAATTCATAAAGTTTTTAACTCTATTTGCTTTTTCTAATTTAGCATTATCAGTTACACCTAATATTTCAGTATCGACAGGTCCGCCTGCTGGTAACATTTCTTTGTATGCTTGTGCTTGGAACTGGGTTACCGCTTCCGCTAGTATCGGATGATGTACACCTGACGCACCAATAAATGGCTCAGTTCTATTATCGCTATTTATACCTAATAAATCTAAACCTTCGCTATATGTTCTAAACCAATCGTTACGAGAATCTAAATCTTCTTCAAAACTTTGTACTAATTCTTGTGCTATAGAATTTAATTCGTTATCGTCGATAACTTCAGCTAAATTTTCTCCAAATTTACCCGATATCGTATTTTCTTCTTCGGCTCCAATACTTACGCTGCCGTCTGGGTTGATAGTTACTTCAGTTTCTTCTGGAATTTGTTGTTGAACTAGTTCAAGTTCAATTTCTTCTTCAGGACGAAGTGGTTGTGGTATCGCTTGTTTTTCTATAGCCATAATTTCAGCAGTATAACCTTTATTTTACTAATAATAAACCCTTTGTGTTGGATAGTAACTTGGCTCATCCCCCATATCAGTAGAAAGTTGTAAAAATCCGCCCTGTCTGAAGCGTGCTAACGCTAAAGTCGTAGCATCAACAAGGTCATCGTGTTCGCCTGCAGGAAAATCACTAACTTCTTCCATAAGTTCTTCCCCAAAACGATTATCAGGCACCCAAACTCGTCCATCTTGGAAAATTGGGGACACAGAATTTAGTCTTGCGATTTTATCCTGTCCTTTTCCTGGACTAAAAGTGTTTACAGGTATACCCATACGCCTTAATTCTTGTATTAACGGCAATCCCGACCCTTTTGCTTCAATAATTACACTATCAGGGTCCCAAAATTCATATAAACGCATAGCTTCTTGTTTCAATTCAGGAAAATCAAATCTTTCTTTAATACAATCTATTAAAATTAAGTGTGCTTCGTCGCCTTTATAGTGTTCTTCGCCTATTTTACCCTCTGGATAGAAAACTCCCCACGTTGTAATAGCGGTAAAGTCGGCTCTTTCGCTTTTTAAGAACGCTGTATCGTAACTTTGTATCAAATAATCGCACGTCGGTGGTTTTTCTTGGTCCCAAACCATAAACCAATCTTTAGGAATTATAGAAATACCCTCACCAGTAGGTCTTTGCATGTATTGTGCCGCCCATTTAGACGGACTAACTGAAGCTTTTATACTTTCAAGTTCTTCTAATTTCCAAAATTCTTTCCAAAGTGACTGACCACTAGGTAAAATTGCAGGAAATTCTATAACTTCCCATTGGTCAGCACTTTTTTCTTGTGCCATTTTCTTAATTAATCTACCTGTAAGGTCTTTTTTAGACCAACGAGTCATAACTATTACGATTGCACCTCCAGGCTGTAGCCTTTGTCGAGGTCCTGTCATAAACCATTCGTAAGCTTCGTCTAATGCTTTATCAGACATAGCGTCTTGTTCCGAATGTGGGTCGTCGATAATAAACAAATCCGCACCTCTACCCGCTAAAGCACCACCTGTACCAGCAGCATAGTATTCACCGCCTTTATTAGTTAACCATTTACCTGCAGAACGGCTATCTGCTTTTAATTCAGTTTCAGGAAACAAAGCTTTATATTCTTCGCTATCGATTAAATCCCTAACTTTTCTACCAAAGTTAATTGCAAGGTCAGCAGTGTGAGTGGCTTCTATAATTTTTAGTTTTGGATTTTTACCTAAAAGGTAAGCAGGAAATAAATGCGATGCAAATTCAGATTTAGTATGACGCGGTGGCATATTAATTATTAAACGTTTTAATTTACCACTAGCGATATCATCAAAAGCTTTTGCCATTTTTACATGGTGGTCGCCATTTATAAATTCTTTCCAAATACCTTTAACAAAATTTAAAAAAGTAGATGTAGAAATTTCTTGATGGTCGCGTTTTTCTAATTCTTCTAAAAGAATAGTAAATTCTTTAGCTTCTTGCGTACTTAGGTGTGATAAATCTAAGTTTTTTAAATTTTTTAAATCAGTCACTTAATTTTAATAAATCTTCTAAAGATATTTCTTGTGCGTATTTTATCGCATCATCATCTAACGATAATATTGTATCACCTTCTTTACCCATACGTGTAAAAGCTCTAGGTGGGAATTGTATCGCATCAAATCCCCTATCTCTAAAAACATCTGCAACAGGTTTACTAAACATAGATGGTGCACCTTTATCGGCTGCACCAATTAATCGGTCTGTTAGAAAAAGTGTATTTCTAGCTAACGCTGCATCATATGGGTTGCCTGATTTTGTAGCCGTTCTACCTAATTGTTCTACTAATTCATATAAATCGTCAATTACGTTATCAGGTAAATTTTTAGCATCAGCTACATTTACAAATGAAGGTTGTATTGCATATACAGATTTTTTAGGTAAATCTTTTAATATTTCTGGGACACCGATTTCTAAACCTAAATCATCGGTAACACCGTACAATGGTAATCTCGGGTCAGTTTTATCTAATACCGAATAAATACCGCCTGTAGATTGTTTAAGATTAGCTAAATCGCCATACCTGTATTTTGGTGTTTGTAACGTTTCTATACCTGCAGGTCCACCATGATAAATAGGTTGATTAAATTTAGGCGTTAATTTAACATTTTTTAAATTACCACCTTCGTCTAAAACCGTTGATGTTATAATTCCGCTTCTTTTTTCGGATTGGTCACCAGCAGCTAATTTTTTATTAACTTCGTTTAATTGTTTTTGTACATTACTTTTAACTTGGGTATTGCCTTTTAAAATCGGGTCGGTTTCTATATCTTTTAATGTTTTTATTAACTCTTTTCTTTTAGCGATTAAAAAAGCACTCCCCATTTTTACACCAGTTGCTGTTCCTGCAGTCATTGCATCTAAATAACCTAATGCTTCGCCTAACTTATCTCCTCTAGCTTCAGCAACTTTACCACTTACAAAAGGTATGTACGATGCAATATCCCCTAACCTTTCACGTTCTAGCTTTTTATCTCCAACAAGTCCAGGCTCGGTAATAAATCTTTGAAAAGGTCCAAGTTTTGACATATCCACCCCATACTGATTAAACATTCCTGCGTAAGATTGTTTATTATCTAAGGGTACTAGTGTTGCCATTATGCTTTACCTTTTGGTGGTTTCATAGCTAATAATTGATGATATGTTTCTGGTAAATACTTTGAACTTAATTCATATTTTTGGTTATAGTTTTGTATTTTACCTAGAAGATTTATACCTACAGGTGATAATACGCTATTAAAAATTAAATCATCAGAAAAATTTAATTTACCACTGTGAGATTTTTCCATAATATCTCTAAAACTACTATATTCGCGTTCTAATCCTTTTACACCTAAATTTTTATCACTGTCTGCGTCGTAACTGTCGGTAAATAAACTTGAAGCTGTTTTATTATATTTAGGTTTTCCAAATAAACTTGTTTCATAAATATAATCAGGAGAAAGTTTTTTACGGTTTATATTTTTCAGTTCTGTTAAAAAATCACTAAAAGGAATATGGTCTTCAGCACCTACTTCGGAGTAACCGCTGTAACGATATAACCGTCTTGCTTTATCTTTTGGCGATAAATTTGCTAAATACTCTTCGTACATTTCAGGCGTATAAGTATCGTTTTCTTGTGCCTCAAGAATATCTTGAATAGTCGGAGGGGGTTTGGGTGGTTGGTAAGCGTTTGGAGGTTTGATAAGACTATCTTGAGCTATTAATAAATCTACTATGCCAGCCATGTTAAGTAAAGCAGTTTAAACTATGAATGAGTTTCTTTGTCGGCGATTTATTTTTCGCTATGCG